AAGAAGAACAAGAAGAATTTATTTTGTCTAGAGTCAAGGCACATCAAGAAGCAGATGCAGACTATCTTATTAGCAAGGACTTGCCTTTGTGTACTGACGAGGAACGATGGAAGCAAGCTGACTCTTATAGAGTATTAAAGAAAAATAGAGTACGAGCAATTCGTGTTTTGAATACTGAAGAGGAAGTAAACAATTTTATTAATGAACAAAACGATAAAGATTTATATGTAGACTTTGTTAAGGGCGAGAGTCGTAAGTGCAAAGACTACTGTAATGTCTCACAATTTTGTGAGCAATATGCTATGGAGGTAGCCAATGGATAAAAATAAAACTAGTAATATTTACTACACAAATCAGGCGGTGGATTATGTCTGATTACAAACAAGTATGGGAGACACTCTCGAAAGTTGATGTCTCAGAGTATGTGGAAGAGAAGATGAACTTGTCTTATCTTTCATGGAGTAGAGCATGGTACTTACTGTCACAGAACTTTCCTGATGCTAAGTATCTGTATCACGAACCAAAGAAATTAGATGATGGCACTTGTGAAGTTGCTGTCACTATTACCATAGGCGAGAGCAGTCGTTCTGCTACCTTGCCTGTTATGGACTATAAGAACAATGCAATTATTAATCCTGATGCTAGGCAAATCAATGACAACAAACAGAGATGTTTCGTTAAAGCGATTGCTATGTTTGGGTTAGGCATTTCATTGTATATGGGTTTCTCGGATGACTTGCCTGATGAAGACAAGGACAAGAAGTCTGAGGAAGTAAAAAAGAAAACAGCTAAGAAAACTGAGAAGAAGGTTAGCAAGATAGAACAGCTTAAGGAAGAAGCAGAGCCAGAATACAACGAGGGTTGGGCGGAAGCTTTTGTCGAGGGTATGTCTTTGATTGTCACAGCCTTTGACACTACCGAAGAACTCAGAGGGAACTACAAGTCTAATGCTAAACACATAGCAGTATTGGGCGAAAAGTTTCCTGAGAGAAAGGAAGAGTTGGATAAGATGTTTACAGAAAAAGCCGAAGAACTAAATATAAAGGAGGGTTAAGATGGCAGACGAAAGACCGCAAAGCGATGGTGCAATCTATCAAAACAATTACAAGAAGACTGATAAACAGCCTGATTGGACAGGTAAGTTAGAGATACACAAAGATACTCTTAAGGAGTTGGTAGAGAAAGTAAGGGGTGGCGAACAGGCAGAACTGAGAGTCGCTCTTTGGGATAGGACTAGTAAGAATGGCAACGATTATAAGTATGCTCGTCTTGATATTCCTATGAAGCCAAAGACAGAAACAAGAAGTGAAGAGCCTCAGTTTAATACTGAAGAGCCAAAGGATAACAGACCGCCTTCTGTTCTGGATATGGATAACGACATAGATGTACCATTTTAGTTGTTATGGAATTTGAGTACAACAGCAAGATAGGCTTCGAAGAAAACTTCAAGCTTTGGTACAACGAGAACTCTAGGGAAAGGAGGGCATATAGCCAAGAGCCTCATCCTTTTCCTATTGGCAAAAGAATTTTCACAGAACTTTATGGGAATAGAATTCTTGAAAAGAAAAACTTAACTAATTTTTTTGGGGGTAAAGATGACTAAGAAACATAGAAGCAATCTACCATCATACGATGGCTACCATAGGATATTCGATAGAGTATATGGAATAGTAGAAAGACGATTTGAATTTGAGGTTCATGAGGTTTTAGAAACTGTATTCAAAGAACTAGAAAAGAAAGAAGAGCCTAGCTATTCAACAATTAAAAACATAATGGATGCACTCAAGCAAAGAACTATCAGAGAACTTCAAGACTTTGAATCTGAGATAGGAGAATTGCTTGAAGGCAGAGCATCAATGGGAGTCGAAGATAAATATCAAGCTATAAAGTCTGACAATCAGGACATATTTGTTTCTGAACAAGGAGATAAAATAAAATGAATAAAGAAGAAGCAAGGTATTTAATTGGTGGGGTTTTGAGCGAAAGTGTTTATAAAAATCCTAATCAAAATGCAGTTAAAGAAAAAATAAAAGAAGCAAAAGAAATTATGGAAGAAGAATATGGAATTCCTAAAGCGACTCTGCCACAAATTGTATTTCATGTTCTGAAATATTATATAAAAGAACACAAAAGAGATTAGGAGAAGAAGATTAAATCATTACATAAACAATTAAAAGAACTTGAAGAAAAAGCTGGAAAGATAGGCTTAACGAAAGACAGAATATTTAATACAGGTTGGATTATGCCATATGAACCTGAGATAAGATTTGAATCTGCTACACAATATGATTACAGAATCAAAAAACTTATGGGGAAAGGCGCAGAAAAAGGAATACACCCAGAGTATTTAGAGCGTTGGGCAGAAAATAAATACAATGAAATAGATTGGGCGAAACAAAGGATGCTTTCATATAAAGAAAAATTAAATCTTTTTTACGAAATAACAGAATTAGAAAATAAATTAAAGCAAGGAGAAGAAGATGAAGGATAAACAAATAAAAAAAGTTAGAAACAATAACTAGTAAATATTTGGAGGAAGCATGAGCGAAGAGATTATAGAAAATTGGCAACACCTGATTAGAAAACTAGCACCGATTATTGAAGATGCTATGGTGCAAGTACACACGAAAGATGCTGAGGTTAAACAGTTGCAAGCTGTCTTAAAACTGAAAGCTTTGGATAGTGGCATTAAAACTAATAGTGGTCAGGAGACTTATGCTGAAGCTTCAGAAGAGTTGAAGGATGCTAGGATTAAAGTTGGGGTAGCTAAAGGAACTTTAGAAGCTATACGAGTGAAGCTGAAAAGTCTTGAGATTGGCTATGAAGTATGGCGAACTAGAGAAGTTTCACAGAGGAGAGAACAAGCTAGGTATGGTGCTTAGATTTAGTTGGTACTTTGCTAACATCATGCCTAGTCATACATCAATATGAAAGGTAAGACACCTACGAAAGAAGAACAGAAACATATGGATAGAGTAAGGGAGTTGGGTTGTATTGTGTGCCTTAATAATGGGTATCCAAATACACCAGCAGAAATACATCACATCATAGATGGCGAAAGAAGTCATATGAAAGTCTTGCCTTTGTGTGCAATCCATCATAGGAATGGCAGTCACAATCCACCGATAAGCAGACATCCCAACAAGAAAAGATTTGAAAAAGCGTATGGAACGGAAGCAGAATTGCTTGAGCAAGTTCAGGAAATTCTCGCTGCGACAGAAAATATTACTAGTAGGAGTTTATGAAACCACAATCTGCCAAAGCAAAAGGAAGGAATTTACAAAAATGGTTTGTAGAAAAACTTGTAGAGTTTTTGAAACTAGACGAAGAGGATTTAGAGTCAAGACCTATGGGTAGTCAGGGCGAGGATATAATTATGGGTAAGCAATCAAGGAATGTTTTTCCCTACAGTATTGAATGTAAGAATCAAGAAGCCTTGAATGTATGGAAAGCTTATGAACAAGCTACTGAGAACTGCAAGGGATATGAGCCTTTGGTTGTCATTAAAAGAAACAGAACAAAGCCACTCGTTGTAGTGGATGCAGAACACTTTATTAAAATATTTATGGAGGTAAATGATGAGTGATGTAATAAGACAGCTAGACGATTTAAAAAAACTAGCAAAAGAGGATGGTGTGGAATATAACTTTTCAGTAGATGTTGTAGAGCAGACTGTCGATTTAAGAAACTATACTATCGAAAGCACCAATCCTATTGGTTATGATGAGATGGGTGAAGTTATCGAAGCTTTGGCTCAGGTAGATATATGCACCGATGGGAGTTCTATGCGTTATACAAATGATGAGGGCAACAAGATATTTGTTATCTTTCATGGTACAGAGTATGGCGATGATGCTCAAACAAGTCTTGAAAATCAAATAGACTTTTCAGAGAAAGTATAATGGTTAGAAAAGTAAAGGTCATCATGCTGGAAAAGACCTACCAATGCTACCATGTAGAGGCTGAGTCTCTTGAAGAAGCTGTCGATAAACTCATGGATGGGTTAGACAATGATGGTAAGCCAATCGAGGATAATATCGAAAGGACTTGGCGAGATATTGAAGAGACAGAATTCATGGATGAAAACTATCTAGAGATATGAGTCTGTTAGCTGAACAGCTTAAAGAAGAACTCGAAGAACGAAAGAAACATTGGTGGGATTGGCATAGGAAAAATCCTCAAGTGTGGGAAGCGTTTGAAGAGTACACGCTAAGAGCGATAGAGTCAGGAAGGAAACATTATTCTCAATGGGCAATCATCAATCGGATACGCTGGGATAGAGAGATAGAAACTCAAGGAGGGGACTTCAAGATTAGTAATGATTACATATCTTTCTATGCTCGGCTGTTCCATGCTAGGCATCCACAATACGAAGGGTTCTTTAGAACCAAACCATTCAAAGAAGAAAAGCTAATAGAAAAATTAGATATTGCTTTAGACTTCTAATCCAAAACAAATCTCACCTGCGAGCCAGTTTTTTCAGGTTTAGAAAAAATATTACTAGTCACAGTTTCTGCTACAAGGGTCTCAGTTTTGCTGATTTCTAGCTCGGCAGGACAAACCAGTATTTACATTGATATACAAAATATTACTAGTATATGTTTCACGCACAAGTGTTTCACAGAAAAAGTTTGTTGGGGTCGTAGGCTGGCTGATGTCGAAGGCTAGTTAATATATGTGCCAGCTTCTCTTCTGAGTTCAGGTACTTTAGATAGTCTCAAGTTTCTTTCCATCTCTAATTGTCTAAGCATTTGTTTTTTAACTTCTGCGCTTATAGTTTCATTTTGATAAACCTTTTCTCTTCTGTTTCGCCATGTAGTCATGTATTTATTCAATGCTAGTATCTGTGGTCTTGTCCTCACCAGACCTTCGTTGTTCTGTCTATAAGCTTCATACTCGTCGTACAAGCCTCGTTCTTTTAGTTTATTAAGAGTTGCTACTACCTTGGAACTTTCTTGCCTTAATTCATAGAAGTCTTGCTGTAAGCCTCCGCCAACAGGAGAAGCCAATATACGCTTCAAGAGAGGTAATTGGTCAATCCTAGGGGGTATGATGTCTTTGCCTGTCACAAGCCTTAGAGTGCCGTCTATGATGCTTAGAAGATAACCTCCTAATGTGCCACCATAACCATTCAAAGCATACTCTAACTTAATCGGAGACACATTCAAGCCTTTACCTATAAGCCTAGTTAGTTCATTGGTGTTCTCTCGGTATTGTTGAAAGTCTTCAAGACCTTCTTCCATATACTGCGGAACAATAGGACTTCCTGTGAAGCCACTCTTGTTATCAAAGTAAGCTTCATAGAGAGGTTTAATAGCTTGGAATCCTAGAGGATTAACAGCAAAAGTATTTTTCAATGCTCTACTACTAGACTCTGTAAAGTCTTCAATGCTTCCACCACCAGCTACAGTATCCATGAGTCTTTCTGGTAGCGTCTTAAATAAAACTCCTACTTCAAATGGTACTGGTATTTTTAAAGGTGGCAGGTCATTACCTGTAAATATCATCCAGTTGTCATCCCTTTCTTCTCTTCGTCTGGCACGATACTCAGGTTCATCTGATACAAGCGCATAGTACATAGCTGTTATCGCCATTAACAATCCACCTCTAGTTAAAAATCCTGCAATAACATCTCTTTGTAATTGTGCATCAGGCGTGTTGTCAGAGAGTTTTGTCATTGGAGAGGTGAAAGTCGCTCCCGGCTTTGATGCAGAATATTTACCAGTCATGCTTCTGTACAATACATCTAGTCCTTGTATTCTTGCGTTCAAGAATGGAATAGCTGTTGTGACTAATTTAAAGTAAGGGTTGTTTCCTCTTCTAGAGAAGTTAATTATTTCTGCGGCTTGGTAGGCGGCTTCCGCTTGACTGCCTGTTTGTTCTAATACTTTTAGATAGACTGCTTTTCTAGTAGCACCATCTGACTCATAAGTTTTTCTGCCTAAGTAATCCCACAGTTTTACTGTTGCATCTATAGGATTTAGAGAACCATTGTTTATTATGCCTTCTTCTCTAAGAATTCTTTTCGTGTAATTAACTACACTCTGCCCATCTGCTGAATAATCATAACCACCTAATACACCAAACACTTCAAGGTCAGATAAATCTTCTTTACCAAAGACTTTAAAATTTTTGAAAGTATCAACAATAGGTGTTATGCCTGCACCACTTGTCACAGTTGCAGACAAAGTATCTCTTAACATATTAACCAATACAAAGCCGGGGTCTCTTGTGACTGTCTCTCTTAGTACAGTAGCTGGAAACGCTAATGCTTTTACAATACCAGCATCGTCTACCATGCCTAAATTTTCTAAACCTTTTAAATAAAATGCGTCATCAACTCTAAAGAATCTTCTTCTGCCGTTTACAAAAGCTGAGAGTACATCCATACCCGAAGCATCTTTAGCATCTATTTCAACTGCTCTTCCAGATAAAACAAAGTTCCTTAATAGTTTTTGTAAGGCATCATTCTTTGCACCAGCAGTCACTATTGATAATTGATTTCTATAGATTGCTTGTAAGAATGGTACATCTATAGCTTCTTCAGAACCTTTAAGTTTTATATTAAGAGGATTACCAGTCATCATTCCGCCAGCAATACTTGGACCTTGTATAGAATCATCTTCCATTTTTCTATAAAAAGGATAATAACTAGAATCATCTTTCCAAATCTGTGCGGTAGACCTAAGCTCTATTGCATTTTCAGGATTAACTCTTTCGTTATAATTTCTTGCAAGCTCTAATATTTCTTCTGGAGTTTTATCTTTAGTAGATTCAATACCTGCATCATTTAAAGCTTTGGTAATTTCTTTTATGTTAGGGTCGTTAGCTAATATTCCTGCATCAACAGCAAAGTCTATAGTCTTGTTATTAAATTCTTGAAAGTTATCAAAGACTTCTTTTATAAAAGGATAATCTATTGCTATTTGTAATCCTTGTTCTATCTCTGTTTCTGTTAATGGAATAGGCTTGCCTTTTTCATTTAACTTTTGCCCTCTTCTAGAAATAAAATAAAGTTTTGCAAGCTCGTCATAATTAACATTATCGTTTTCAGATTTTTGATATAAAGTTCCAAAAACATTTATAAGATTTAATTTGGCATCTCTTTTAACAGATGTTAGTCCATTGTCTAAAGTAACAAAGCCATGTTTTAACATAGAAGCAAAGATACCTTTTGATTTATCTACCCAACGCAAAGCTTGTATTGCGCCTGTACTAGCATCTTCTTCTAATGTTCTAAGTGCTTCGTTTTTTGTAATGCCAGTTCTTACAGATAACTCTGATATAGCAGTCTTATCAATTACTGCAGCTCTTAATCTAGTAAGCCATTTTCTTACTGGGGTATTATCATTAAGTAAGTTAAGAGCAACATCACCAAAAGATTCTGTGTTTCTTGCTGGACCATTAACTTTCTCTACAAGTTTTTCATATTTCTTAGGTACTGGTGCATCTGCTACTTTAAATGCAGGTATGTCTAAGTAGTTATCATTGCCACCTTCTTCAAAGTCAAAAGCAACTTTGAGAGCGAAACCACTAGCATTGTTATTTATTCTAGGTACAGCAGTAGGACTGGTATTAGCATTTTGTAAATCAGCTCTGGCTTGTGCTTCTATAATTCCTTTAGTGTCTGTAAGAACAGCACTATTACCTTCTTCAAAAGGTTTGATAGGTGGTGGTGTTATCCCTTCTTGTTCTGCGAATTTTTCGTAGACTCTGTAGATGGGGAGATAAAGACTGCTGATGGCGGCTCGCTGTACAAAGGATGCGTCTCCGGCAAAACTGGCATCTGCAAGCGTTTGGATAGCTCCTCGATAGTCGCCTGATTTATGTTCGTAGTATCTTCCTTCTTGTCCATATAGATTAAGATTATACTCTGTTTCTTGTGTTGGGAAAACCTCTCTAAAAAATTCTGCAAATGTATTTAAATCATTTCGATTGTAGTTTGGTTTGTAAAAACTAGCATCATCAATAAAAGTCACACCATTGGCATTTTGATGTGTCATATAAGTAAAGTTTTTTGTATTGTCTTGCTCTTGTACTCTATTAAATATATCTCTTAATTCTTGAGCTTTAAAAGGTTTGCCATCTCTACGCTCTAAATAAACACCAGTCTTTTGATAACCTCTTGCTTTGGGTTGAGTGACTATTACAGAGTCTTGTAAGAAAGCATCTCCCATTACTTTAGATACAGCTTCTACAATTACAGGTGGTTGATTAGGTAAAGCTATTTGTGTATTTAAATTTAACTCTCCTTCATAAGTTCCAGCAGATACTCCTAATCTATGTGGTATTCCTAAAGTTCTTAAGAATCTATTTGATTGCCCTACAGTAGTAGCTTGCAACATATCTTTGTATAACTGGTTTCTTGCATCTTGAGATATTATTTTTCCTACAGGTGCATAACCTCTATCTCTACCAACCATATGTTCAAAGGTAATAAATGTTGCAGCGTTCAAAGCTGCTTCCTGCAGCACAGAAATATTACCAGTCGTATTTGTTCCTGTCTGGTTTGTAAAAGTTGGTGAGTAAATAAAGTAGTCTTTTAATGGCGTATCCATTTGCCATTGTCCATTTTGCATCATAGCTTTCATTTCATTTACTTCTGTCTTTGACTTTAAAGCAGATTGTTGAAAGCTACCTTCGTTAGGTACATTAGTTTTATATCTTTGATAACCCCATAACAAAGCTTGTATTTGATGTGCTGATGGAAAAATATAATCTTTACCTTCAACTCTATATGTTCGGTCTGCTAACAGTTGCATCTGTGCTTCACCAATTTGATAATCTAAATCATTAGCAGATGTAGGTTCATTTTTAAGATTAGGTCTTACTAATCCTAAGTTTCTTATCATGTGTCTATCTATAACTGTAAAAGGCGAGAACCTTCCTTGTGCTAACTCTTTGATTGTCTGAGCGTATGTTGCAGTTTTCTGACCAGTCTTTATCCTTTCAAATAATCCATCTTGATAAAACTTGACTATTTTATCTACTCGTCTTTGTTCTTTTTTACCAACACCATTTTCCATTAAAATGTTTCTAAACTTTTTAGGATTAGCAACTGGGTCTATTTTTCTAGCCTCAATCATAGTACGCAGAGTATCTTTAAAGTTTTGCTCAGGCGTTCCTTGTTCAGATGTAATGCCAAAGACTCCACTAAATTCTGTAATATTGGCATCACCTATTAATGTAGGTAATTGCAAAGACCATCTTTGATACCAGTCAGCATCTACACCTAAGCGTATAGCTTCTTTAACTTCATTAGCTAACTGCCTCATGTCTTTAAATGGAGGTGGAGTTTGTGTGCTAGTTGTTTTAACTTCTTCGTAAAGATTTTGTAAATCTTCTGCTGTTATATTTATAATGCCTTTTTCTCTAGCTAAATTTATTACAGCAACTTGAGCATCAGACTCTCCCATTAGAGTATCTATATCTAATGTAGGTTTAAATCTAAAGGATGGTTGGTCAGGTAAATAACTACCTAAATTATTTGTATTTCTTATAGCATCACTATCACTAGTATCATCTTCACTCACAACTTTTTGTTGGTCTGCTTGTAATAATCTATCGCCAAAAGTATCTGTGTCTCTTCTTGAACGAATAACATTTCTTTCTCTAGCACCAATCACTCCACTATTAATATCTTCTAAAATTTTAACTGGATTTCTAAAGTCACTATTAATAGTTGCTCCAACAAATTCTCTTAAAAAATCTAAAATCTTTTGCAAGATAGTTCTTGTAGGTTTGTTTAAAACTTCAGGATTAGTTGTGTGTAATCTTAATAACTCAGCAACCATTTCTTCCTGAAGCATTGCAGAGTCTTGAGGTAATATATTAGAATCAACATATTGTGTCTTTAGCTGTTCCATTACATTATCAGGTAATTTTGCTTTGGCTTCTTTTACTAAAGACTCGTGTTCTCTTTGCGTTATTAAATCTAGAACACGCAGACCATGATATACCTCATGAGAAAAAGTTCCTTGTATTTGTTCTTCAAAGTTTTTTCTATCATAAGTTCTATTAGGGTCAAATGTACCCATGTAAAAAACAACTTCTTGCATAGCTTTATCTACTTCTGCGTATACTTTTCCATCAGGTGTTTTTAAACTTGTAATGTTTCCATTGTCATCTCTTACAGCATTTCTTATTTGTCGCATTTGGTCTGTAAACCTTAAACCCAAGTCTTTTAAATTTAAATCATCTAAACGAGTTCTGAAGTCCTCATAAAGAGACTCATAAGTATTATTTGTTATAGGGGGGTCTAAGGCTAGAACTTCAACCTCTGCTGGTTGATTTGCCTCTTCGAACTGTCGCTGTTCTTGTTGTTGAAGAAATAAAGGATTACCTTCTACTCGGTTTCCTACTTTAGTTGCACGACCACTATTAAGTAAATCGTTTTTAAATTTATCTCTTTGTGTTTTTGTATTGGTTAAATTTTGTGATTTAAAGAAAGCTTGTATTTCTTTGTCTGTAATTTTGTTATTAACATAGCCTTGATAAAAAGCATTAAGTTGCTGTGCTGTATATTGTCTAGGTTTTAAATCAGGTATCTTAGTTATGGTATTAAATCTAGGCAAACCTTGTATTCTAGTCATCAAGAGTTCTTTCTGACCTCTGTTCATTCTAGAAAACTTAGCTTCTCCTGCCAGTTGAGAGTTAAGAAAATCAAACTCTGGACTAGTAATATTTCCGTCAATGTTTTTAGCTGCTAATATTTCTTCAAAAGCTTCAGGACTTACATCTATCTTATCTTTATTTCTACCTATAGCTTTTATAGTTCCTAATTGTTCGTCAAGTCTATATATTACATTTGCTCTATCAGACAAAGCTTGATTAAAGTCTGTAGGTTTTAAAAGTTTTTTAACTTCAGGTATTGTGTAATAACTTTTTCTTTCTATATTTTTTGCATCTGCAATCTTATATAAATCTTCTAACAAACTACCTTGCTCTTCTTTCATTGCTTCTTGTATAGGAGAAACAATATCGCCATTGTCATAGCGTTCCATAAGTTCTTTAGCTTTTTCAGAACCAAATTCTGCAGTTAATTCTTTTTTAAGTTGTGCTTTAGTTTTTTTCTTACCATTAGGATATTTAGTTGGTATTTCATCTAATGGATAAGCAGGTCTGTTTAAAAGAATTAATCTTTCTAACTCTTTTATTTGGTTTTCATCAAGTGTACTTTCGCCAGTAAGGTTTCTTATCATCTGGGCATTAAGAGTTTTTTCTAAATTTTCTATTTCTGCTATTCTAGATAGCTGTTCTTTTCTTGCGTTGCTATTTGTAGACTCCATGATAGCAACCTTTCTTGCATCAATATGATTAGATAAGGGGTCATATAAATTTTGCGTTAATCTTTTAAGTGTTGAGCTATCTTTCATACCGACAATGTCAGCTATTTGACTACCATTGTCTTGGATAAATTTAGTTCTTAAGTCATTAGCTATAACTAAAGCATTTTGAGATGCTTCTTCCATAGCGCCTAAGACATCAGGATTAGAAGCAACAACATTTCCTTGATTATCGAAACTTTCTATAGGTATAAAGTGATTGCTATATTCTGTTCCCGATACCATGCCAACAACAGAAGAAGAACCATCTTCATTATTTACAACCTCTACATTTTCTAAGAAAGGAAGTTCTTCTCTTTGTGATGTTGTAGCATCTGACTCTGGTATTGGTTCGCTTTTTATTAAAGGTCCAAGGCTACCATCACCTCTTTGACTTGCTTCAATAACATCATCATTTATAAAAGGAACATTGTTATTATAAATTGCTTCTTGTTCTGCTTTTTGTTTTGCTCTTAATTCATCTGCTTTTCTTCTAGATAAAACTTCTTGGTCTAAATCAAAGCTTTGACCTATACGAGCAGGTCCAGCAAAACCTCTTAAAGCTAAATCAGCAAAAGCACCTACAGCACCACCAGTTACTATGCTATCAAATACAGAATCTCCTATTGGTAGCTCATCACTATAAACACCAGCAGCTACCGCATCTTGTAATATTTCAGCTAACCCTTCTTGCAATCCTTCTGCAGTACCTGTAGCCATAGCAGATTTAACTCTATCTAAAACATTAAGTTGTGTTGCACCTGCTTTAGTTATTTTTCTTAATAAGAAAGTAGGTGCGAATATTTCTGTAGCACCAATACCTGCACCCAACAATTCAGATAAAATTTCTTGACCTGCACCAACATCTTCGCCTAATGCTTCTGCTTGTTCTATTCTTCGACCTTGTTCAGATATACCTACAGGCATAGCTACACTTAAAGCAGAACCAGTCTGTACCTTGTTTAATCTTTTAGTAATGTCATCTAAACTTTGTGTAAGTTTTTCTGTAAGCTTTGGATTTCTTCCTTGCAATACACTTTGATTTACTAGGCTTTGTAAGTTTTTAGCTTTGCCTGCTAATCCTGTTAGTTTAGCTGCAGCAGTTCCCGGAATTAAAAACGAAGCAAAAGAACCTAAGCCTTGTCCAAACTGTGTACTAAATCTTTCTTCGTATCCTTCTGCTGGACCTAAAGCACTTTCATTAATTGCTTGTTGTGCATCTCTTAAAGTATTACTAACAGCATTGTCGTTATTATTATCAAATAAATTAGCTATACCTTCACCAGCAGATAAAAAAGTATTTGCTAATCCTCTTGGTATACCTTTAGCAACTTCTGACAAATCTCCACCAAAAGTAGTTTCTACTGGTTCTGTATAAGGTTCTATTGAATTAGGATATTCCTGAGCTAAAGTATTTTGTAATCTTATTAGATATTCTTTATCAGGATTATCAGGAACATTTATAAATCTACCATCAGGTAAATCGTACTTTGTAGGCATTAACTTCCTTCTTTAGGTTGGACAAATAATTCAGACACGCTAGCTAATCCACTATTACTTTTACCAGATAGACTTGCAATAATAGAATCTAAAGCGTCTGCAGCAGCTTCATGCCTAGCATCGCCCGGCATTGTGGTTGTTAAAACACTACTTAGTGAATTAATAGTATCAATGGTATTTTTTTCTCCTTTTAATCTAGCCATTTCTGCAGCTTGGTCTAGTTTTCTAAGATTAATCTGTACATTAAGTTTAGCTAAAGCATCTGCTCTTCTAGTATCTTCAAAGTCTTTTATTTCTTTTCTTTGTTCTCTTCTTGTTGCTGTAAGTTGTGCAGGTAAACCTGATAACTTGCCAAACAATTCTGAAGGTGTAGCTGACCCTCCAATAGCAGTACCTAAACTCATTAAAACATTTGCATTAAGTTCTTGTTGCATTTGTTGTTTAGTTCTAGGTTTAGATGTTCTTTCAGGCAAGTCTACACCCATATTAGAAAATTTATTTTTTTCTGCTTCTATTTTAGCAAGTGCTATTTTTGTTTCTTCTGCTTCTTTATCTTCTTGCTTTTGAATTGCTGTTGCTAAAGCTTCTGTCTCTTCTCCAACACTCTCTTTTAAAAGATTTTGTGTATCAACTATAAAACTTTTTTGATTACGCTTAGAGTCTTTTTGTTTTTGAAGTCTATCTACTTGTGCTTGTGCTTGGTCAATATAAGAACTACCTCCGCCAAGACCGCCTCTATCTCCTCTTGCTTTTTGATTTTTTAAATTTTCTTTAGCTGCTTCTAATTGTTTTTCTAAATAATTTAAGGACTTAGATTCAGATAATGGCGTGCTATTTTCTGTTTGCATAACAAGTTCTGAATTTAAATCTGTTTGTGTAGGTGCTAGTGCGCCAATGCCAGTCATATCCATATTAAGCTCAGGATTAGTATTGAGCATTGGATAGGTTTGATTTTTAGAAGAAAGGTAAGCTTGTTCTTTTTCATCCATAGTTCTAACTTTTCTTTGCATATCTTGAAAAGCTTGCAACATATCATCATAGTTATCGCCATAAATAAAGGAACTACTAAGTGCAGTTTGATTACCAGTTTGATAACCAGTTAAACCACCATCAGCCATCATAGAGGAAGGCATATCTCTATTATATACAGTTGGGGGGAGGATACCTGTAGTATCCCGAGACATACCTTCCAAGCCTTGTGTGCTAGGTCTAGCAAATTCTTGTATTGTTTCTTGTGCAACTGTAGTTTTAGACATTGGTTCAGATGCTCTGCTTCTCATATCAGTTCTTCTTTTTATTTCTGAGATAACTACAAAAGGTGGAAAGCGTGGGTCGCTTCCATTTGCTAAAGTAACTAATTGTTCATCAGGAACATACTCTAAATCTTTTGCTATTTCTACTAGGCTGCTCATTAAACACCTCCAGACATTGGTTGATTCATAGCTCTATATATTCCTAAACCTGTTAAGCCTGCACCTGTAGCTTGACTTAATAATCCGGGTTGTCTTTGAAATGTAGATACTGTTTGGTCAGGTTTGATTGGAAGACCTTGTAATAAATTACTAAAGAATCCTAATTGATTTTGCGTGTAATCTCTTTGACGAGTAAAGTCATCATAACCCATATCTAAACCAGCTTGTCGCATTGCTCTTTCCTGTTCTCCTATTCTACCTAATGCACCTATTCTATTTAAAGCATCTTGTTGAGTTAAAGAACCTATATCTGCTAATGAACGACTTCCTGCTATACCGAGTTTATCTCCTGCTTGTCTTAATTGTTCTTCTTGTAAACCGACTTGTCTTTCTCTGGCAAGTTGTTGCATTGCCATATTAAATGCTCGGTCTTGTCCTTTGCTTTGTATATCATCTAATCTTTGCCCTAAATTTCTTTCTCTTTCAGATTGCATAATAGCTTCACGATAACCACCTAGTCCTCCAGACTGTGCAGCTTTAGAAGATATTTGGTCGCCCATAATTTCAGAACCTCTAACAGCTTCTCTTTTAGCAATGTCAGTAACATTTTGTTGATAAGGATTCATGAACTGACCTATACCATCTTCAAAAGATAATCTTTCATATGGATTTATATTTGCTCTTGTGCCAGCTATATCAGATAAATTTGTAGAAGCTTCTGTAAATTGGTCAGGTGTTCCTGCAGTACCAAAGCCTCTTGTCATTGCTTGTGATAAAGCTTCATCAGGTCCAAAATCTGCTAATCTTTGTCCACCATAAGGAGTATATCCTTGTAAACTTTCTGACTCACCTCTTTGTAAAAGCCTATCAAAATAAGGCTGTGCAAAAGCTGGTAGCTTTGTAGAAAAGACTTCTTGTGTTTGTGGAGTTCCTCCTCCGCCCTTAAACTTTCTCATTATTTACCTCAAAGTTATATTCAAAAAAAACTGCTAATTTTTTCCAATCTTTATTTTTTATCCAATTCCAAAAACCTGCTCTACCTATACCTTCAACACCATCGCAATTATCTTTTTTACCAACTACTTCTAATTGTTCAATTAACATTTCTATCCAATCTTCCATATTATTACCTGTTATATGTTCAAGACTTAACATAGTTTTACCTGTTGGATAAATTATTTTTTGCGTTACAACTATTCCTTTTATTTCAAAAGACCCAGTATCAAAAATAATCCATAGTTTGTGACTACCATTTAAGCAATCATAAAATATATCTTCAGGTCTAATGCGACCATTAGAACGCTTGCAAGATTTTTCTAAATATTTTTTAGCTCCTTCCCAAACTAAAACTAACTCATCATTGTTTACTATAGAAAAATTATATTCTCCTGTAGCTTCATTTTTTAATGCAACATCATTCATGCTGGTAGCACCTTATTATTGTTAATAGGTTTAGCTTGTTCTGTAGTTCCATATTTTTCTGTACGAACTCTATCCATCATATTATATAGTTCTTTTGCACCAGCATCAGAACTGCCATCTCCTAACATAGATACTACATCTGCAGGAACAATAAACTCGTCTTGTGATACAGCTATAGTTTCTTTGCCACCAATATTACCTCTAAGGTCATCATCCATACCGCCATTACCTACACCAGCTATTAAGCCTTCGGTTTGTGCGTTAGGTATAAGAGACTGTAAAACTTCTTCTCTTAATGCTAAGTAAGCATCTGTTCCATATTTTTCTACAAACTCTTGTACGATGCTATCATCTTCTGTTTCTCCTAAAATAAAAGATTTAGCTTCTTTTATTAGCGGGTCAATAGCTGTGTTGCCACCTGTATTAAATTTACTACTAGCAGTAATAGGAATACCATTAAGGGTTGTTGGCAAATTGTCTAAAAGACTTTCTTCTTCGAGTTGATTAGGCATAAGAGAAATAGGTTGTAATCCTGCATCATTAAATGCTGGACCAGCTACAGCAGATTTTTCTAAAAATGCTGGTGGTGCAACGCCTGTATATTTTTGATAAGGGTCAATAGATGCTTGATTTGGGATAGTCTTATAATTAACATCAAAACCACCCTTGCTAAAGTTATCATAAAAATCTGGCATATTTGTGCCTTCTACTCTTTGCGTTGTGGTTGCATCCATACCATCAGGCATAATTGTCATAGCTGCTGGGTTTAATGTTTCTGGGTCAAAGTACATAACTTCTGGATTAATACCCGGTATATAATCTCTATTGATTGCATATGGTCTTCTTTGTCTAGATATTACTTGTGGAGTTTCGGTACTACCGCCTTCAACAAATTGAGTATATCCTCCATTAGAAGAATATAAAGTAGGTTCAGGTCTCATGTATCTTTCAAACGCTCTATTTTGTTCGTCTTCATATAAACCTTGTGCTAGGTCTTGTTCGTATTGTTCTTGTGCTTGCATCATTCCTAAACCACTACCACCTATGCCAATAGGTATATAGGCTGATGGTTGTGCAGCACCTGAAGCTATATTGTCAAATACAGAAGTAAACTTACTAAAGCCTTCTGCTCCAGATGGTGGAGTAAAAGCTTCTGTAGCAGATGTTAAAAGACTTTTAGAACTTTCTTTCAAAGCTTGGTCTGTTGCTGCTTGTCCTGCTGCTTGTGAAGCTTCAGCAATACCTACTTTTGCAGTTTCTGATAAAGCTTCTTTACCTACTTCTTGTGTTAAAGCTTCTGTACCAGCAGAGCCTAATTCTTCTAATGCACTTCCTAAAGCTTGTTCAGTAAGTTCTTCTGAAGCAGCTTTTGCTGCAGCCTCACTTGTTACTTTTGCAGCAGCTTCTGCACCTTTAGCAGCAGCACCAGCACCTTGAAGTATAGAACCAAATCCATACGAAGTAAGACCAGCCAAAAGACCTTTCTTTAAATCTCCTTCTAACAAACCTGTAGCTAGACCTGAACCAAGACCAGCACCTACTGGTCCACCGAACACACCGCCTACAATACTTGCAGCAATAGGGATTGCATCACGCAAGCCAAATGCTTCAGGCAATCCTGTTTCTGGATTAATAGTCATTTGACCCATTTGTGCTAACCCAGTAATTTCTGTTGGGTTCATATGTACTAAAGTAGAGTCTCCATATCTTCCTTTAGAAGCTATGTCTCTTACTTGGCTTTGAATATTATTCATATTATTCCTCGGATGTTTCACAGCCAAATGCGTTTACGCTTAGATTAGCAGTAGACGCATATGCCCTTATTTTATCAGTTTCATTAAGTGTTATCCCAATAACTATTGTGTCAGTTGAGTTAGCAGCTAATGATTTGTCATATATTAAATAGTCTTTATTTGCTGTAGATGCGCTTCCAGCAGATACAGAAATTCTGTATGTTGCAGCGCCTGAATCTCTATTTGCAATCACTAATGAACTTATAGTAGTTTGTGTAGCAGCAGGCACAGTATATAAATCTGTTTCAGTTGTTGCTGCTGGTGCTATTTGTCCTAATATTTTTATCGTGTCAGACATTACCTTTTGTTCCCATTAATAAAAATTGATGTCGTCTTAATGATTTACTTAGTGCTGTAGAATTTAGTCCATCTACATTTCCTAAATCATTAAATATATCTTGTATTATTTGCTCTAAAGTTCTTCTTGTTACTAATTCGTTATCTATCGAATATTCTGTTTGTGGCAAAGGTAGAGGTGGTGATGATTTAGCTGACATTATTTCCTACCATCAGAACGAATATCAAATCTAGAATCACCTAAACGCCATCTAAAATTGCCAGAAGTATTTCCTATTTTTAAAGACACTTGTCTTGTTCTACCTCTTGTATTTTGAAACTTTGTTGAAGATGTTAATGCCAAAGTAGATAATGTTGATTTACTTTCTGCAGGGTATCTTCTTCCTTGTATGGTTAAATTTACTGTGTCAGAAGCATTGCTTGAATCTATAAATTCTAAATCAGGTATTACTTTAGAAACAAACATAAAAGATTCACCATCAGGGTCAAGGTCTATATCTGCTGATTCAATGTAAGCACTAAAGTCTGTTCCATCTGCAGTATTGCCAACTTCATGGTTATATAAATAATTATTTTCTGTATTATCTAGTTTGCCTGTTGCTAAAGGAAAATTTAAAGTAGGAGCTGCGTTCCATGCAGTTCTAGTAAAGCCATCAGTAGTTGTGCCAACTGTCCAAACATTTTCAGCGTAATTGTAAGTTACATACTTATCTATTTCATTACTACTTGCGGAAGGATAAAACCAAATAACTTCATTGTGTTCTTGATTATGACCAGCAAAAATTTTAAAGCTTTGTGATTTATTTATATTACTAAATACATGGTCTAAAACTGTACAAGGTATTCTTTCAATATTACCTGTAGCTTTGTAAAAAGCACCATCATCCATAAAGTAAACTTGACCACCAACTGCAACCCCTGCTTTTGGCGCAATCATTCCTATACCTCTGGCTATTTCATTAAAAGAAAAGTAAAAAGGACTTCCTACAAATCTCATTGAAAATACACTAGCATCAGTAAAAACTAATGTTTCTTGTCTTGTTTGTACTGCACCAATAATTTGACTACCTGATGATAACTTAACTCCACCTGCAGAGTTTGTTGCTGATGGTGTCCAATCAACTTTATTTTCAGAATCAGACCATCTTACAAATAAAGGGTCTACCACACTACTACCTATTGGATTACAACCTAATGCTAATAAATGTCTGTCTACATCTGAGGTCATAATTTGTAAAGCAGATATAGGACAATTACTTGCACCTGCTAAAGAACTAGCTAATACAGCTCTGGTTGCTAAACCATTAGCTTCTTGCCAAACAAATAGAGGTCCACCTCTAGGTACAGCAACTAAATCTTGTCCAAAATTATCTATGCTCCACAATCTTAATTGACTAAATACTGCAACTGGACTTGTGCTTCCCCATGTACTTGAACCCCATGCACCTGCTCCCCAACCTGTTCCTGCAACAAACACATCTAAACCTGAACCATATAAATATGTTCCTACTGTACTAGCACCGCCACCACTACCAGAGTGATTAGAAGCTACAGCTAAAGTTACTGTGTAAGTGTTAGTTGTAGTAGTTTGTATTTGATATTCTTGATTTAAAACAGCAGCAGTTACATTCCCACCCACAGTAGCAGCACCTGAAAATATTACAAAATCTCCAGGGTTTGCACCATGTGAAGTGTCATTTACTGTTAAAGATGTAGAACCACTTGCTGCTGTAAAAGTAACATCTCCTGCAGCAGTTGTATTACCTACAGGCGTAACATCGTAAAAATCATTACCTTCTTGAACATACCATTTAAGATGAGTTCCTAAAGCATTATAGTTTTTAAGAACAGATGTTCTGTAAGTATGTATTTCTCTACAACTACCTAGAAAAGAATTCGTTGAATTTTTTGACCAGCCTCCTATTTTTTCAGGTTTACCAAATCTAAATCTAATTTTGTCAGAGTCTGTCCATCCTCCTTCATTTGCATATGAAGTTAATTCTTTATTTATTCCGGGTCTAAATTGATATTTTACTAATGCCATTTATATTTCGTGCCAAGGTTCATTTTGAAAAAGCAAAGCTTCTGCTTCTCTTCTTCTTACTAATCCATTAAGAACTTCTCCTCCTGCTTTATTCCATCTTTTAATTTGATATGGAACTTCTTCATACATACCTTTATTTAATACTTTTAACAAAGTAGATTCATTTAAGTTAGTTGGTCCTAAATTATAAGTCCAACAAACAAGAGCATCGAACTGACATTGTTCTAATTTAACATCTACTAAATCTTCTACATATTGTTCGAACTCTTCTAATTCTATTTTAAGAAATGTTTCTGCTTCTTCTTTAGATATTTCCATGCCCTCAAAAACATCTTTGGTATGACCCCAACCTATAGTCCATACACCAACACTATCCTGATAGGCTTTAAGTTCTAAGCCTTCAAACTTTTTAATAAGAGCAATGCCTTCTTTGGATATTTTCATTTTCTTACTCCTCGTTGGTAGTGACTTTTCTATAGTAGACCACCACTTCTTTAAGCTCATTTATATACCTCTTAAGTTCTTGCATATTGTAAGCCATTAATTCATAGTCAGGAATTGTCATAGCTACAAATACTATACGACCTTCTTCTTTTTCTACTCTCTGTAAAAACTCATCAACATTTAATTCTGATACTACAAACCAATATGGCTCGTTTAAATCTATCTCTCTCGGCATAACCGGTTGAGCTATAGTTCTTTTAAGAGGTTTGCTAATTACATCTACTTGTTTAGGAATCAGGCTGCAACTGTAAGCCATCATCGAGACCATCAATAATACGACTATCTGCTTCAATACCTTCAAATACTTTTTTAGTTCCATTGTTCACCCTCTTTTCTATTAACCCCGGTTTAGCTGCTGCAAGCTTGCTAAGATTGTGTCTTTTAAAAATATCAAGATACCTATTCATTTCTAGTTGAATTTCTTGATTTCTTGATTGTAGTTCTACTAATCCTCGTGTTTGCATTTCAAAGTCTTGTTGCATACTTTCTATAGCTTCTTTTTGTTCTTGGTCTCTTAACTCAAAAGCTTTATTTAAAGATTGCAAAGAAGAATTTTGCCAATACAAAAATCCACATATAGAAATCAAAACTGCTATT